TCAATTATTTGGAAAAGCATACGTCAACAGAATGATTGGCACAGCAACCAATGTAAGCAAACCTATTAAGCTAGATAAAAACAGTCCTTTCAAATTATATTCAGACAAAGCTTTTAATGATCCTAAAGTTTTAGATTTTATAGAAGAGAAAATAATGGAGTATGGTCCATACGCATTATCTAATAAAAACGCTACAGAAGTAAAAAACTTTGAAATGAATGCCCGAAGACTTCTTAATGCTAGACAATCAAAAGAAGGAAGCACACTACAAAGTGCAGTTGAGTCTATGTTTGGACCATTAGGTAAAAAAACAAAGCCTGAAGCAGAGATTGTTGATATTACAACACAAAAACCTGTTAGTGAAAAAGGTATCCTAACTTTGAAAAAAGAACTTGGTTTACCTGAAGGTGTAGAGCCAGGAAGCATAGCTGATAAAGCAATTAAAGAATCTGTTGAATACAAAACGAAACAACAGGGTGTAAAGTCTGTACTAGATGAAGACTATGTGCCACCAAAGACAACACTTATTGATGAGGATGAAGTGGTGTCAGCAACTAAAATGTCAGAACAAGGAGCCAAAGCATACAGCGCTAACATAGAATCTTTTAGAAGACCTATCGTTAGACAGATGCTGTTAAAAGATACTAGAATAAAATTACCCGCTGATGTTCGAGAATCTTTGCTAATGAAATCTGATTTACAAAGAGGAGCTGATCCTAAGATGGATCCTTTAAGATTGGTAAATGAATACTATGATGTTGATTTTAAAAAATTAGATGAGTTAGAAGAAATTAGATTTACAGCAAAAGATGAGTTTGAAGCAGCAGATGAGTTTCTTCAAAAAGGTGGACTAAAACCAAAAGATTCAAATCTTGGTAACAGATTAAAAGATTTAGATGATGACATTCCTGATATGGCTGAAGGCGGCCGTATTGGTTTTGCGGGTGGAGGGATAAAATTTCTATTAAATTTGATTAATAAAAAATTTGGTAAAGACACAATTAAAACTGCAGATCAAGTTAAACTTACAGATGAGATGAAATCTCAAAGAAACGAAAGAAGACTTTTAGAAGAGCTGCAAGATTACAAAGAGATTGCTCCTAAGTTTTATCAAAGAATGAATTTAAAATTAAAATACCCCGGCATTTCAGATGAATTAATTGCAAAAATTATGGCCGATGACGATCCACAAAGAATAGCAGAAGTTATGGCAACTATGGATGAAGGACTTAAAATGGTGGAGAAAGGTATGAGCAATGATGAGATTATTAGTATATTTAAAAAAACTCCAAGAACTAAAAACGCAGGCGGCGGTTTAAACTATTTGATGGGGATGTAATGAAGATAGCCGAATATAATGAAATGATGGCTTATCTAACTAGACCAGAGCCTTTACCTCAACCAAAGCCAGAAGAACTTTTAGATTTACAAGAACAAAAAAGAAAAGACAGATTAAGAAAAACTATGGATGAACTCGATCCTGTTTTGATGGATGAGTCTGTAGATTTTATTGAGAGAGAAAATTTCGCAGAAAAAGGTTTAGCAAAACTTAAAATTGATCCAACAGCTTCAAAAGATGCACAAATTCTTGTTCAAGAAGGTATTTATTTTAAACCTAGAACAGGAAACTTCGTGGTTCAATTAGCTAGAGGACCAGGAATAAAAACAACTGTAGGTGTGAATGGAGAAACTATGAAAACTTTAGGAGCAGCCAAAAAAAGACTGGCCGCGTTTGAAGAACAGTTTCCAAAAACAATTGCTAAAACAAAAAAACCACCAGAGGGGTCAAAAAAATTTTTAAAAGATTGGATGGCAGAGAGAGATGTTTCTAAATGGGAAGATTTAACTAAAACACAAAAAGATAATTTTGTTCGTACAGTTTGGCCTAAAGTTCAAAAACAATCTAAATTAATCGCCAATAAAATACCTGCTAGTGAAATGGCAGAATTATTAGGAATTGATAAAAGCGTTTTAGATAATGCTAGAAAAACAGGATCTATCTTTGCTCAAGAAATAGAAAAAGTTTTAGGTGAGCCTGTTAATTTAGTGGGCAAAGCAGGAGGAACGATAGGAGAAAGGGGTGAATATGTTTATTACGACAAACCTACAAGCGCACAAATAAAATCATTAAAGACTTATATACCAAAAACATTTGGTCAGTTAACTCAAGACGTAACTAATAGAGTTAAAACATTAGCAGATGATACAGAATTTATGAATGATTTAAAAAAAATAAAAACTGTAGATGATGTTGATAAATTAAAAATGTTAGAAACATATACAGATAAATATCCAGAACTAAATTTATCAAGTGGTAAATTAGCTAGAGCAACTTTACTTATTTCACAGGTAGCTGGAGGCAATGCAGAGTACAGAGGATTAGATAATATTAAACTAGATAAAGTTTTATCTAGACGTCTTAATAATATGATTGAGAATGCTCCGTTTGGAAATGTTTATAAAAAAGAAGCTTATGATCTTGCCATGTCGAACATTGATCAACAATTTGGAAGTGAAACAGCTACGTTTTCAAAATACAGAGATAAAATAAAATCAGAATTTAATAGATTAGGTTTTGATGATTTTAAAAAATTTAATCTTGATGAGTATGTTGGAACAAGTATCGGTGGTTTTAAGGGCGCTGGACAATATTCTGTTTTCTCTAGACTACTAGCAGCAGATGTAAATAAGAAAAGTGGTGCTAGTTATTTAGGTCGTTTATCACAAGCCACTGATAATTTAGAGGATGCATTAGCTTTAAGTGACGGAAAAATTACTAAAGAGATTCGTGACATTGTAAAAAACAATATGGAAGATGCTTTAAGAACTGCTAAGAAAACAAAAAACTCTATGCCTTATCTTTCACTTAAATCACCAGGAAGCAAAGAAAATTTTGGACTTAAAAGATTAAATCAACTTGAAGCACAAGGACTAGATTTTAAAAAATTTTACAAAGAAAGAGGCTTTGGTTTTACTGGATTAAAAGAAGCTATGACACAGAAAGAAATTATATCTGATCTTCAAAAAATACCGACTAATACTGAAGGGGAACAACTTCAAAATTTAATTAAAAAAATGGGAATAAAATCAACAGACACTAAACAAATAATTTTAGATAAAATTAAAAAAGCACCTATATCTAATAAAGCTAAAGCTCTTATACTTCCAATTGTTGTTGGAGCTACAGCGATAACTGGCGCAGATTTAATAACAAGTTCTGTTGAAGCAGCTGAGGGAGAAGGAGGAGCCGAAGAAGCAAAAAGCGTGTTACCATCTTTTAGTGAAGCAGCAGCCCTTACTACAGGCGCAGCAATTGGGTCTAAAGCAACAGCAACTGATCCACTTAAAGGTTTAAGACGTTTTGGAAAACAAGGAGCAAAAAATCTTTTAAAAGGAATTTTTAAAGTAGCAGGAGCTCCTACTGTAGCAGCAGGATTTGCTGGTTCTGAAATTTTAGATTATAAAAAACCAGAAGATTCAATATTAGATATTGATAGACTTGATCCAAGAAATTATGAACTTCAAGAAGATCCAAATATAAAATTAGCGGGCGCAAGTTTATTAGCACCAGAACTTGTTGGATCATTCGCACCAACAGGAAAAGGTATTTTGTCTAGAATTGGAAGATTTGCAGCTAATCCTTTTGGTAAAGCTGCAAGAGCATTTACACCTGTTGGATTAGCAACAATAGGAGCAGGAGCAGCTTATGATTTGTATAAAGAGTTTGAAAGAAGACAAGCTTTAACTGACGAAGAGAGACTACTAGAAGATATAGAAGCTCAAGCAATAGATGATGAGATGATGGTGGGCGCTGCTGAAGGTGGAAGAATAGGTTTTGCAGATGGATCTAAAAATCGTAAAAGAAAAGCACTATATAAAGTACCTAGACTTAGTAAAATATTATCTGGGCTAGATTATTTAATTGATCTTTTAAATAAAAAAACCATAACTGTAAAAAGAGGTGAGTCCGGAACTAAAGGTGCAAGTAGTTCTTTTAGTGATCCAGATTATAAAGGAAAATATTTTACACCTGAAGGTGGTGGTTTTGGAACTGCTGCAGAAGACGCTAGATACTATAGTAAGTTAGGTGGAGATGAAGCAAACCCAAAAGTATTTACAGCTGAACTAACTCCAGACGAAATAGAAGAGGGTTTACGTTTAAGAGCTTTAGATTCACAAGATCCTGAAATAGGAGATATTATATTACCTGATTCAGCAAAAGATAAAGTTAAAATAGATTATCTAAATACCATCAGAGCTCAATTAGAAAAATATCTTAAAATGGCCGAAGGAGGCAGAATAGGTTTCGCAAGTGGACCAGATGATCCAAAAAGAAGAAATTTTTTAAAACTTATGGGGGGTCTAGCATCATTACCTGTCCTTGGAAAATTTTTTAAGGTTGGAGAAAAAGCAGCACCGATTGTGCAACAACTTAAAAACACAAGCACAACGATGCCAGAGTGGTTTCCCGATTTTGTAAATAAAATTACGTTTGGTGGATTTGGTAAAAAAATAGATGCAGATATTATGAAGTATGAAGTAAAAGAATTACCCGGCATAGAAATTTATAGACATGACGATGGCAAAGTTTTTGTATCAGGTAAAAATGAATATGGAAAATCATATGAAATTGAATACGAACCACCAGGTTATGAATTAATAGATGAAACAACGGGTAAAGCGGTAAAGAGAAAAGGTGAATTTATAGCTCAAGAAGAAGTGCCTGTTAACGTAGATCCTGATGGCAACGCTGATTTTGATGTAGAGATTCTTGATGATTTAGATAATATTATGGGTGGAGATACAAGACGTATGGAAGAATTTGCAACAGGTAAAGTTACAAAAACAGTTAAAGATATGACAGGCGACACAGGCATAAAAAGAGGTGAGTATAACGTTGGTGCAGCCGAAGCAAGATTTGAGCAAGCAGCAGATGAAGCAGCTGAAAGGCTAGCGGACGAAGCAGAGGAGGCAGCAGCAGCACTAAATGAAATTGACTAAAACCATACCCCCTAAATCAGGTCCTCAGTCTGAGGGCTTGCTTATTAATTACAATACTGTTAAACCTGTGAAACTGGAGAAAATAAATGGCAGACATAGACAAGTCTCTTCCAAACGTAGAGCAAGAGATAAAAGTACCATCACCTGAAGAGTTAGAAATTGCTGAACAAGAAAAACAGCAAGAAGTTGATGAACAAGGTGACCCTGTAGAAATACAAGAGAACGAAGATGGCTCTGTAGATATTAATTATGATCCGTCAATTGGATCGGTTGAAGGTGGACAAAATCATTACGACAATTTAGCTGAACATTTACCGGATGATATTATTGGAAGATTAGGAACAACACTTTATCAAAATTATCAAGATTATAAAAACTCTAGAAAAGATTGGGAAAGAGGTTACAGAGAAGGCCTAGATCTTTTAGGATTTAAATACGACAATAGAACAGAACCGTTTCAAGGTGCATCAGGTGCAACACACCCTGTGTTAGCAGAAGCTGTTACACAATTTCAAGCGTTAGCTTACAAAGAACTATTACCGGCAGAAGGCCCAGTTAGAACACAAATTTTAGGGAACCCTACTCCAGATAAAGAACAACAATCTCAAAGAGTAAAAGATTTCATGAATTATCAAATTATGGATAAGATGAAAGATTACGAACCTGATTTTGATTCGTTATTATTTCACTTACCGTTAGCAGGCTCAGCTTTTAAAAAAGTTTATTATGACGAAGCAATTTCAATGGCTTGCTCTAAATTTGTACCCGCAGATGATTTGATTGTTCCGTATACAGCTACCTCATTAGATGATGCGGAGTCTATCATTCATCGCGTACAAATATCTGAAAACGAATTAAGAAAACAACAAGTAGCTGGTTTCTATAGAGATGTAGAATTAAAACCAGGTCCAGTTAACGAAACCGAAATAGAGAAAAAAGAACGTGAACTTCAAGGAGAAACAAAAGGAAGAGATGAAGATATTTTTAATTTGTTAGAGTGCCACGTAAATTTAGATCTTGAAGGTTTTGAAGACATGGGAGAAGACAATGAACCAACAGGTATCAAACTTCCATACGTTGTAACTATTGAAGAAAATTCTAGAGAAGTTTTATCAATCAAAAGAAACTATGAAATAGGTGATCCTTTAAGAAAAAAAATAGATTACTTCGTACATTTTAAATTTTTACCAGGACTAGGTTTTTATGGTTTTGGTTTAATACATATGATTGGTGGATTATCAAGAACAGCTACGGCTGCATTACGACAACTATTAGACGCAGGAACTTTATCAAACTTACCTGCAGGCTTTAAACAAAGAGGAATAAGAATAAGAGATGATGCACAATCAATTCAACCCGGTGAATTTAGAGATGTAGACGCACCAGGTGGCAACATCAAAGACTCTTTTATGATGCTTCCATTTAAGGAACCATCACAAACCTTATTAGCACTTATGGGCGTCGTAGTACAAGCAGGTCAGAGATTCGCTTCAATAGCAGACTTGCAAGTAGGTGAGGGTAATCAACAGGCAGCAGTGGGTACGACAGTAGCTTTGTTGGAAAGAGGTAGCAGAACAATGTCTGCTATTCATAAAAGAATTTACGCAGCCTTAAAACAAGAATTCAAATTAATGGCAAGAGTTTTCAAGTTATATCTACCACAGGAATATCCTTATGATGTTGTTGGTGGTCAAAGAATGATTAAACAAACAGACTTTGACGATAGAGTAGATATATTGCCAGTTGCGGATCCAAACATATTTTCCCAGACACAGCGTATTTCCCTCGCACAGTCGGAACTGCAGCTGGCTCAATCTAATCCACAAATTCATAATTTGTACCAAGCGTATAGAAATATGTACGAAGCATTAGGTGTTAAAGATATTGATAAACTTTTGAAACGACAACCAGTTCCCACACCGAAGGACCCAGCATTAGAGCACATTGATGCTCTTGCTGGGAAACCCTTCCAGGCTTTTCCTGGTCAAGATCACAGAGCACACATTACAGCTCACTTAAGTTTCATGGCAACCAACATGGCTAGAAACGCACCAATCGTTATGGCAGCTCTTGAGAAAAATTGTTTTGAACACATTTCTTTAATGGCTCAAGAACAAGTTGAAATAGAATTTAGAAACGAAATGCAACAACTTATGGCAATGCAACAAAACCCACAAGCTATGGCTGACCCAGCTATGATGAATCAAGTTAGAATGATATCAGAAAAAATAGAAGCAAGAAAAGCACAACTGGTAGCTGACATGATGGGTGAGTTTGTGAAGGAAGAGAAGAAAATTACATCACAATTTGACAATGACCCTATTGCAAAACTAAGAGCGAGAGAGTTAGACCTTCAAGCACAAGAGAATCAAAGAAAACGTCAAGAGGGTGAAGACAGAATTAATCTTGATAAGATGAGAGCTATGATGAATCAAGAGAACCAAGATGAAAAATTAGAGCAAAACGAAGAATTAGCAAAATTAAGAGCAAATACTTCAATTGAAAAAACAATATTATCAAAAACTTTACCAAGTGCTAAAGATATGGGCCCTAGTAACGTGATAATTAGGAGAGATGATGAGTAAAAAGATGACAAAGCCTCAAAAAAAGGTTAAAAAAGTCATGAAGGAGTTTAAAAAAGGTAAACTCAACATAGGTAAGAGCGATAAGAAGGTAAAAAATCGTAAACAAGCTATTGCGATTGCACTTTCTAGAGCTGGAATAGATAAAAGGAGCTAAAATGGCAGAAGAAAATAAAAAAAACCTGAACCACGAAATGTTTACGAACAAAGATGGTTATGTTGAAGGTGGAAAAGAGATCGAAACAACTAATCCATCTGAAACACAAGAAGCAGAGGTTCAAGGTCAAGGAAATATCTTAGCAGAGAAAAAAAGAAAAGCTAAGTGGTACTAATATGGCGTGGTTTAGTTTAGCAAAAATAGCTTTGCAGGCTGGCAGTAAGATCTACGCTAATAAACAGAAGACAAAAATGGCTATGTCTGATGCACAGTTAATGCATGCAGAAAAAATGGCCCGAGGAGAGGAAGCTTACCAAGGTAAACTTCTTGAAGCTCGTCAAAACGACTATAAGGACGAATTTGTACTCGTGATTATATCGGCGCCCATCATTGTGTTAATGTGGGCAGTGATGTCGGACGATCCAGCAGCGATGGAGAAGGTAAAGCTCTTTTTTGAGTATTTCCAGTCGCTTCCGAAATGGTTCACAAATTTATGGATACTTGTAGTTGCGAGTATTTTTGGTATAAAGGGAACACAAATATTTAGAGGAGGAAAAAAATAATGGCAAATAGATTATACAACAAACAAGTTTCACCTAAAGGATACATGAAAGGTGGACGTGTTAAAAAAATGGGTGGAGGCATGATGAACAAACGACCTATGATGAAAAAAGGTAGTTTCCCAGATATGTCTGGTGATGGTAAAGTCACTCAAAAAGATATTCTTATTGCAAAAGGTGTAATTAAAAAACCTGGCAAAAAGAAAATTGTTAAAAAAATGAAAAACAAGAAAAAGGTAATCGGCTAATGGCTGGTAAAGGTCTATACGCAAACATACACGCTAAAAGAAAAAGTGGTAAGAAGATGCGTAAGAAAGGTGCAAAGGGTGCACCTACAGCAGCTAATTTTAGACGAGCAAAACAAACAGCGAGGTCTTAATGACTAAATTATGTCCAAGAGGTAAAGCCGCAGCAAAAGCAAAATTTGACGTATACCCAAGCGCATATGCAAATGCCTATGCTTCTAAAATTTGTGCAGGAAAAATTAAAGATCCTAAAGGACGTAAACCATCTGCAATGGGTGGAAGAATTAAATTAGCTGGTGGTGGTTTAAGAGAAGCCACTGATAGACTAAGAAGACAAGGTCTTAGAGGCGGTGGAATGTGTAAAAAAGGTATGAATAAAAACATTCTGAGAAAATAAAATGGCAAAGAATGGTCTTGATAAATGGTTCAAACAAAAGTGGGTAGATATTGGGAGCAAGCGAAAAGATGGATCGTTTGCAAAATGTGGACGTTCAAAACAAAAATCGGACGCGAAACGGAAGTATCCA